TCTATTTTTAATCTCACCTTGAAGGAATACACCTTCAATATAAAGTTTTTTATCAGCGCCTTTTCCTTCGCTGATAATTTTTACGTTCGTTACTTCTTCGGTAATTAGTTTCATCGTTCTTAGTTGGTAAGTCCTACTTTAGCAGCTTTCACCGTATTTGCAGATGCAAAAATTACATCTGTCGATGCTTTTTGGAGAAACTCAACATCACCTGTAGCCATAGTGAATGAATTGGTTGTTGCAGCTCCGACAAAAGTTGAAATGCTGACTGTTGCAGCTGCTCCAGAACCATTATATAATCTTACACAAGTGGCTTCGTTAATACTTGAAGCTGTACCTGCAGTTGTTGGCATTGCAACTTCTGTTGCAATTATTTTTGTTCTTTGCATCGTTATAATAAAGTTCTATAATAGTTATTTATTATTCTGCGTCTTCTTCTTCGGTTTCAACATATTCTTCAGTATCTTCTACTTCAGATTCTGCATTAAATTCAGGACCACCAAACATTGAAGAAGCCACTACTGGTCTAATAATATCAATGTTTTCTGCAGATTTTTGCATTAAAATTTCTTTGATTTTGTCACTAATGTCTGCGGGGGATTCATTAGAAACCATCATGTCAATAAGATCATCCATTGTTTTAAATTCAGTGTTTACTTAAAAATTATTTATTAGATTCTGCCACCCTTTGGCATCGTAACTTTAGGAGCCTCTTCGGTAGGAGGCATTTCAACAACACTAGTAGAAGCTTCTGGACTCATTGGAACTTCTCCCATTGCAGCTTGATCTACAGGAGGTTCTTGTCCAACTGGTAATCCAGTGTTTGGATCTACTGGAGGTGGAATAATTCCTGCAGCTTGTTCAGCACCAATCTGTTCATCAATTTCTACAATTTCTGCATCAGTCTGTTTGAGAATATTTCTTCGTATATACTCAACTGAAAAATACTTTCCAACATAAGGTTCTGCAACTGCAAGAACATTGAGTCTATTTTGAATTAACTCTGCTTCTTTGAGTTCAGCAAAGTGATTGTCATAAACAAAATCAAATTGAATGTGTTCAGAAAGAACTTTCCAATCTTCAGGAGTTACAATGTTTTTAAGGATGAGTTGTGTTTTCAACATATCCATAAAGAGATGTGAAAATCTCTTCCTCATTCTACCCACAAATTTTGTGAATTTAATTTCGTCTCTTAAAATCTCCGAAGAACGACCTAGATTAAATCCACCACTTTGAGCCAATCTTGATTCTGGAACTCCAAGTGCTCTATAAAGTTTCTTTTGGAAATACTCAATATCCGCAAGTTCGCCCAGATTCTGACCACCAGGAAGAGTGGAGATTTCAGTTCCTCTACCACCTTCGCGGCGAGGAAGCCAAAAATCTTCCAACATGGCCATCATTCTCTTATCATCACGAATTTCCCCAGTGTTGGCATCGTAAACGAGTTTATTACGATATCTGGTCATGACATCACGGAGATATTGTTCCGCTTTAATCTTTGGTAGATTACCTACATCAATATAGAAAATTCTTCTTTCTGGGGCTCTTGAAAGTCTGTAGATAACAAGAGAATCCTCAATCATTCTCAATTGATTAAGTGCTTTAATTGCTTTATGGAGATATGAAAGAATGACCTGTTTATTTCTATCTACTAATCCGGAGTGTACATATGTAATTGCATCTTTAGAAATTCTTGCAGCACCACCAACGGCATTTTTAAAGTTACTAGTGCCTTGACCTGCTCCAGTTCCTCTAATGTTTGGATCATATTCATAAAACTCCTCGACTTCGGGAGTTATCATATTAGCATTTGCAGTTCTTCCATCAGTTACCATAAAAGATGGATTTAAAACATGCTTTCCATCTTTCTTGATTTTTCTGACCAGTTTAATTTTCATGGGATCGATATATCTTACCTCTTTGATCCCTTCTTCTGGTTTCTCTAAATCAATAACTTTGTGATAATAAATTCTACCATCAACATACCAATTTCTTAAAATTTCATGACATCTTTTGTCAAAATCTAAAATTTCTTTGATATATTTAAATTCATCTCTGATAATTGACTTTAATTTATCCGAAGCAGGAACATTTTGCAAATCAATTTGAATAGGAGAATCATTTTGATCTGATACAATAGCCTCATTGATAATATCTTCAATGGCACCATCAACCTCTGGGTGGATAGCCATTTCACGATATCTTTTGATTAGATCATATTCTGATTTGTAAACTCCTTCGATATCAACATACTGTCCATAAAATCCACTAGATACATAAAAGTCCGAAGAATCCTCATTGTTCTCCGGAACAGGAGAGACGATGGATTTTTTTGATCCATCGTCCTCCGAATCTTGGATTTTAAAACCAAATAATTTAGGCATTACTCAAGTGTTAACTCTATTTCCTATTATTTATGAGGTCACTAATTACTGGGGATTTAAAACCTGGGGATCTGTGCCCAATTGAGTTGTACCTGTCGAATCAAGAGCATCCCACCATTGAACTTGAAGATCTACAGTAAATTCTTCAATAGAATCAGTAGAATCATATGATAGATCAATTGCACTTACTGCAGTTGGGAATACGCCATAAAACTTATATGCTTTAAGAACCGGAATTGAATCTCCAGAAGTAGTAACTGTTGGTGATGTAACACTAGAATTTGCAGACTGAACTGAAGATCTTCCGAATTGTTTTACAACTGCATCTCTTTGATATTGAGCTGGGTTGATTAAACCGGAATTATCATCATGCTTGTTGATTGCTCTTCCTCTGAAAGGAACTTCAATTACACCTACATTAGATGCTGGGAGATTTGCAGTTTTAATCATAAATCTAGAAAGTTCACTTACACTTCTTGTTTGATCTGTGCTTCCAGTTGTAGTCGCATCAGTTGCAAATGAAGGGAAATTTAATTCAACTTCAAAAAGGTTGGGACGAGCAGCTCCACCGATTAACCTTGCTTTAAAATCTTCTAAAGTTCTGGAGCTAAAACTTGGAGTATTTGAAAATGCCATTTGTTTTTACCTCTGTAGGGATTGATGTTTTGAAAAAATTAAACGGTTCCAACAACCTCTTCAAAGCTAATACCAGTTCTATTAGCAACAAAAGTGAGACCAATGAAGTTAATTGATCTTGCAGGTTTGATGAAAATATCAGCCCTAAATTGATTTGCGTCAATTACATCAGGAGTGTTGTTTGATTCATCGCAAACAACTAAGAAGTCTGTAATTCCTCTCTTGGACTTAACATCACGCAGATATGGTTCAACAATGTTTACAAAGTTGGATCTTGTAATAACATCGTTAAATTCGAAGAGTTGTGCCTTAGCAGCTCTAGAAATTGTATCTTCAACAGTTAAGAATAAACGGCGAACATTGATTCTATCAAAAGCGGATGCTTGTGCAAGACCAGTCTTATCACCAAAGAGGATAATTCCAGCACCAGGAGAGAAAATTACTGGATTAATTCTCTTAGGATATAGAAGATCTCTTTGTGATTGTGAAGGATTATACGCAAGTTTAATCGCGTTATTAATTACACCTCTTGCAGCTCCAGCTGGAGAGAACCATGCGTAATTGTTGATAGATGTTCTTGCCATTAATCCTGCGATATCCGCATTTAATGGTACATATCTAAACTCATTATTAAATCTATCAAACATATACTTATAACCAGAATCAAATACTGCATAGGAAGAAGATGTTACAGAATCAAAGAAATTAATAATATTAGTTGTTTGAGTATCACTATTCGATACTCCAATAATTCCACTTCTTCTTGGAGAAATGCAAGCAATACAATCTTTTCTGGCTTCTGCAATATCAATCAGTCTATTAGCTTTTGCTTGAGCTTCAAATACTGTACTTCCTCCATCTGGACCAGCAATTAAGAAATTGACATCATATTCCGCAGGATTTCTAAAAATCTCATATGAATTTAACACATCAGATAAGGAAAGTGACATTCCTCCAGTTGCAGAAGAATAGTCATAACCATGTGCTAAAGAATAAGATTTGTTTCCAGAACTACCAAAGTTCACTCCACTGCAATTTTGTCCCCAAGCAATGGTTCCGCCACTAGTTTGAACATAACCAGCG